GCTAATAATTCCCAAGAATTTATAGTTGTTCTCATTTTGGGATTTTTGGCGCCAGGTTTTATTGATGCTCTGTGCCGCATTTTAGAATTTGTTAATAAAATATTAATTGTCGCTTGATTCATTCTGGACACAAAATTTAAGTTATGTCCATCCGGACATATTATTGCTAAAGCCATTGCTGGAATTTTTGAAAAATAATTCTTCAAATAATCTAATTGTTTTTCCCAAGTTGGGTATTTACTCAAACCACTGAACCAGAATATATGTTGGTTCAATTTATGTGTATTACAATTTATACCACAATAATCACCACATTTTAATTCCCAATGTTCCTCTGTATCAAACCCACCACCAGTTCCATTTGCTAATGTAAGGTTATTCGCATCGGCTTGGTCTAATTCATTGAGTCTATTTGCCTGGTGAGGATTCCCGAGTTTGGCATTTGACAAAAGGTTCTTTTCAATATATCGGTCATATTTGGCACAATCATCATCTACTAACCATTTATCATCAAGTATAATTTTTTTGTGTCTATTTAACCAATTTATCTGTTCTTGTGTTGGTTGTATTAATGTATGATTTTGTCTGCGAGTACCGTATCCGGCCATTTTAGTACCGCGTTTCGTTTTGTCTTTTGTGTTCATATTTCACCTCATATTATCTAAATCCAAGTTTTTTTCGTATATCGGATTTATAAATAAATTCACGAAAATCATGTTCATTTTCTTCATTTATTTCCTTAAAATTAATTTCTATAAACTCCAATATTTTTTTAGATCCTCTATTTTTATTAATTATATCTGCCAATTCAGTTATGTCTGAAAACATTTGCGGTCCATAAAATTTCTTTGTTATTCTATTTTGTACCTGATCTTTAAAGCCTCCAACACGAACTTCCTCATATATAGGTCTTCGTTCTCGACCCAATACTTCTAAAACTTCGTCCCGGTCCAATACCCAAGCTGGTATAGTTCTTCGATGTTCTATTTTATAAGCTTTGTATAATCTGTGGTTTCCATCAATTATTTTAAGATCTCCATGCAATGAAACTGTGGCAGCAATAACAGGAAAATTAGTATCTACTTCCCCAAAAAGGTGCATGGATATATCGTTCATATTTTTACTATTTTTCAAATAATATGTTTCGACATTTAATTCTATTGTAGGTCTGGATTTCTTTTTTAATATTTTTTTAGCAATATCAATTCTCCAAGATCTTGGTTCACCAAAAGCGGGAGTATCTTCCTCAAATAATTCTTGTTTAAATATAAAGTTAAAGTTTTCTACAGAGGGTTTATTATGTTTTTCAATCTTCTCTATTTGACTTTTTAATTCCGGGTATATCTTTTTTAACGCATTTATCCCTTTAGCCATTGGCGCACCTCCGGCCCAAAAATTTTATATGCGGATGTTATTCTATGTTGATATGATGCTGCTACCCGTATACCCGGAAGTTTAATAACCTTTACTACTCTACTTCCACTATTATATACCTCAAAATACGGAAAATATCTTTCTGGAACATCTTCCATTTTTGTTATAACATTGTTAACATTTATTGTTAATGTTTCAGATTCATTATCCCAATCAAAATCAGTCTGCTTAAAAGTCTTTCTTAAAACAGCACCACCCTTTACTATAATATCTTTACCAAATATAACTTTCTCGGCTTCGTTTTTTTCGGCTCTAATCGCAATTTGAGGTTTTAATCTCCATACATCCTTGCCCCCATAAATATCAGGTCTTAAATCTGTTTCTCCTTTTGTCACTGCATATACCATAAAGTATACGGCATTATTACCCCAATATGTAGCCGCTTCTTCCCACCGTGTTGCATCATTATCTTTAAGTGAAATGGGGATATATCCACCATTTTGTATCATCAAATGAACATCCGCTTTATTACCAGTAAATGGGTTTTCTTTAGATACATCTTTTACAGAAGCCACGTTTTCATACCGTAATCTGAATTGTCCATTTTCATTAATTACAATTGTAATAGGTCTTACCTGTTGTTCTGTTGATCCATTACCATGTATAAATTCATTGATGTTGTTTATAAAATTCAATTCATTCTTTTTACCAAATGCCGCTTTTGGTCGTTGTAAGTTTTTCTTTCTTATACGGATATGGTCCAAATCAAGTTTCTTTGCTTGGGCTCCAATTTTTATATTGATGATATTTGGAGGTATTATAGTTGGTTCAAAATTTACTAATGTTTCCGAAATATTTTTTATTGCACTCGCAACAAATGGTGCCGGAACAAATATACCAAATTCTCGGGATATAGTTTGGTCATAATCTACATAACCTAATCGTGCTAAAATCGTTTTAAGGTTGATTAGAGTTATCATTTATCCCCGGAATCCATTTTTCACGATATCATCAAGATCTAAAAATTGAACTTTAGCCGTAGTTTTCCCAAAAAATTTCATGGCTGATATACGATGATTTCCATTGATACAGTATTTTTTATTTTTATATTTCACAATATAGGATTCATCCAACATACCTTCCCAATAAACACCTACAACATCTTTTCCTTTTTGTAGGACTCGTATAAAATGAATAAGTTGATTGGTTAGTAATTTAGGTTGAAAAGAATAAATCTCTCGTATATCAATTGGTTGTGGTTTAGTATGACGAATACCTATATCCTCAAACTCTTGTAATTTGTTACTACCAAAAAAATCATATAATATCTTATAAATTTCTGAATGAATGGCGTCATTAGAAAGTGGAATTATATTCTGGGTTTGCCCATTTTTAGATTTACCAATCAATTCAAGTATTTTGGATTCTATATTATCTTTTTTTGGTTTTAATTTATCTGTATTATGAAAGAAATCCATTTATGTCTCCAAATATTTTATCAATTCCATAAAATCTACTACTTTAGAAACGCACATATTTGGAATCCAAACTAACTTTTCCATCAAGTGTTTTAAGACCAGTATCAACCATTTTCACAATATCAATCCAATTTTTATTTACTGGACCCAATTTCATAATTAAAAATCGACAGATTTTTTAACCCAATGTTCTGCTATTTCTAAAGAAGAACCTTCTGATTGAATTGAAAACCTAATAGCACCTTTATTCAAAGCATCTGTTCGTCCACTAAAACCCATTTCTTCCGCAGTAGCATCATGCGAATAAGGTGTTGTTTTATATTTAATAACACCTCCGCGCGTTATCCAACCATAACATCTATTAGGTAATTGTATTGGTGGTTTTGGTGGTTTAGGAAGAGTTAATTATATATTTTTCTTTTTCGGCATTTCACATTTAATTTTTCAAATCCATCATACAATTGTTCTTCGGGATCTAGCATGGATATATTTATCGTATTCTATCGGGCGGTATGGCAAATTTCATACAGATATCTTTTATAGATTTTGCAATATATGCTTGATATTCATCTTCCGCTTTATGGTGAAAATCTCGGAAATATGATCCTCATTATCCATTTCATTATAATGAAACTCCTGAAATCCTAACCTTGATAATCAAATCCTCGTTTTATTTCATTAGATGGTAAAATCTTTAAAGGAGGCATTACCTCGTGGTCCAAATTGCCTTGCTTGTTTTGTATTTTTATAGGCGGATTCGTATGGTTGTTGTCCATATTTTTTGGATACCTCTTGCTTTATATTTTCTTCTTCAATTTCTTCACCAGGATCCGTCTGTCCTTTTTGTTCTACATTCACCCAACGGAATTTTTTACGATCCAAACCAATATAAAATTTCTTATGATCGGCAGCATCTTTATATCTATTCTTATGCTGAATAACTAACATTTGACCGAGTTCTCGCAATTTCTCACTACATACAAGCATCCACATTAAATCAACTGTTGCAATCAAACCAACCTTTGATTGGGATACATCAGTCATTTTAGGGGAAGAACTTTCCATACCTTCAGCATTTAATTGTGTTGCCGACCAAATAGGGATACCAAACTCTTGTGCTAATGCCCTTAATTCTTCGGCAATCGCCAATATAGTAATGTGTGTTTGATCTGTTGTTTTGATTCGACTTGATTCCATCAAATTTAAATAATCAACCAAAATAACATCAGGAATAAATTTCTTTTTTAATTTCAATTCATGTAATAAGGCTCTAAAATGATCCACATGAACTGAATGTGCTGGATATTCCTTGATAATTAATTTACCCCTGATTTCATTCCGCGCCTTTTCGGCACGTTTCATAAAAACATCTTTGGGAATATTATCAACTTCATCAACGGATAGATTCAAAAGATTACAGTCTATCCGCATACCTACACCAGCTTTTTCAGCAATTTCTAATGTGATGTATAACGCATTTTTACCACCACACATATACGATTTTGCTATATGACAAAGCGCTAATGTCTTACCAACATATACACCACCTGCTACTACATTTAATGTTTTGGCAGCCACACCACCTTTTGTTACTTTATTACAAATATCAATATCAAATGGAATCTTATATTCATTTGAATGTATTTCATCGTATCGAGCTTCAGCATCTTCCAGATAATCGTGTCCTACCGAAGGGTCAAACGATATAGCTAACGCCTCCTCAAATATATGTGGTATAGCACCTTTATCAAGTTTTTTATCAGTACCTTCTAATATACCCACAGCTTTAAAAGCTGCATTGGCAAGTGCCTTTTCTTTACAAAACTCTTCCGTTTTATTTAAAAGCCAAGTATCATCTACAACTTCATTGGTTTCTAATGTCTCAAGGACTTTTAATATCTCCTTGTAATCATCTTCAGATACTTTCTTATCTCCATTTACCGAAACGGCAATAGCAGAGATATTTGGTAATGCATTGTATTCCGAAATATATTTTTCGGAATGTTTGAAAATTATCTTTTCATTATTCCTAAAATATTCTGGTTTTAAATACGGTAAAACTTTTCTTGTAAAATCGTTATTGTGGAATAAATTCTTTAGGATGATACTTTCTATTCTACTTTCACTCATAACGATCTTCTAAAGTTAAACTCGTATAACCAATGTATGATTTACCAGATATATTATTTGTGTGTTTATAAATTAAATAGGATTTTTTATTCCGGGATTCCGGCATGGCACACTTTCTATACAGCCGCCACTTTCAATTTCTTGGGATAATAATTCTACGGAAATAGCAGCTATGATTCTGGATAAAGATTTGGAACTTTCGCACTCATGCGGGTCGCATGTAGCATAATGTAGTATTCTATAATTATAACATAATTGTGGGGCGCCTGTCAAGTGTGGGTCAGATTTTAAATAATCCTCGATTATTTTTATATCCTCACAAATCTGTATAAACAGACCCGAATATGGACCTTGTTGTATACGCACAAGATAACGATTCGCTTCATCTTGAGTGTAATATCCTTCAGGTAAGATTCTTTTCATTTATTCCACCGTAAAATGAGTGCCCGGAGGAGTACCTCTCACGCCTACAATAGCTTTAACTAATGCTTGTGGTGTTGATTTAAAATCATCATCTTCTAAACAAAAATATTCAAAAATACCATTTTTACCAACTATACCAAGAGTTATGCGGTCTTCATTTTCATGGTCATACCACAAACAATGATGGCAATTCTCTGGCGGTGGCACTTGATTATTTAAGTCCTTAAAAAATTCTAATAGAAATTTATTCATTATCTTCCTCTATCTCTGAAACTTCATCTGATTCAGATATGGCAATATTACTACCATACTTATATTCTTTACCTGCCGCGATATCTAATTGATCCAATACTTCTTTGGTAAAGTATTTCTCCGGGTGGGCATAAATAACTTTTTCTGAACCTTCTTCCCCACCTAATACCCAATGGTCTTTTATTACCTTACCTTTTTTATCAATAGCTTTTACAGCAATATCATATTTGATTGCCAAATCTAACAAACCATAATATCTATCCAATCCCCGGGCATCATTATATAACTTCATTTCAACTTTAGTTTCTTCTTTAGTCAATCTGCCCTTTTTCAATTGGCTACGAATCAAAGAACCAACTACATTAGTTCCTTCCTTCTCTTTTGATTTACTCAAAAAAACTGTAATTGAATTGGCATACTTTACACCAGATCCACCACTCTGAACTTTAGTTGAAAATACTCCTTGTGTATCATATGTATGATTCGTAACAAAAAACGGAACTTTCAATACACCCAATTTCAATGTAATAGTTCTAAAAGCCGCTTTAATTAACCGAGCGCGAGTCATATCAGCTTTTTCCGAACCTGATTCGGTATCGGCCATTTCTTTTGTAGTTGATAAATTACCTAATGAATCCAGGGCAAATAGCATAGGACGTTGATTATCTCCAGCATCTTGATATACCCGAAGAATTTTAAGGGCTTGCGTTCGCCATTCTTGAATTGTTGAAACCGAAACAACATATAACCGTGTTGTATCTATTCCCCGTTCAACTAACATTTCTTTTGAAATAGCACCTTCACTCTCAAAAAGAAATACTCCACCATCTGGAGTTGTATCTAAAAAGTGTTTAATGATACTCAAAATAAAATATGTTTTACCAACAGCTTCAGGACCGGCAAATACAATAATTTTACAATTTGGAACACCACCATAAATTGAACCGGATAATTGACCATTTAAAATATAAACACCTGTATCAATCCAACCCGTAATATCACCGGCTACAATACCATTACATGCCGCTTGAGCCAATTCATTTCCCGTTGATTTTGCTAATTTTTCAAAAAAGACGGTATTAGCATTAGGTTTAACTTTTGCGACTTTCAATTCCTTTGGTTCTCTAACTTTACGCGGTTTCTTTACTTTTTCCGCTCTAATCTTTTTTGGTCTCGCCACTTATTTTGACTCCTTTTAATTCCATAAACCGCATCATAAATTTTGCTTTGGCAACTGTGGGCGGCCATCCACCATCTATTATTTGTAATGGTTTTTCCAATCCAGCAACTTTTAATCTACTGGTAACCCAATCAGGTACAGGTCTAAAAAATTGATAACCTTCTGCAAGGAGCAACATATCATCAGCCATTTTGACATCGGCTGGCATGGGATATGGTAATCCAAATTTTTCATTAATGGCTTTTTCTAAAATCGCCTCAATTTTCCTATAACCTTCCATAGCCTCAGTATATTTTATAGGTCTAACAATATCACTTAAATATGCTTCAGAAGCATCATGGAGTAATCCAGATAAAGCATTTTCAGGCTCACAATTTTGACTTACTAAAACACAATGTTGTGCCACGGAATAAAATTGTGATACATGTCCAGCAAAACGGCAATTGTTACTCAAAGCGTGGGCAATATCTTTAATTTCAATTAAATTTGGATCTGGAGCAAGGGGATAAAACTGTTTCCCGGTATAAGTTACCAAATAGGTCCCATTTTTATAACTCATTTTCCCCGCACCAGCACATTCTTCTTTTTGTAATTTAGCATCTTTTAAAACTTGTTCCATTGTTACACCTTATGCTTTAAATGCTCATGTAGATACCCAAATGTATTGAATAACACAGCACATAAAGCATCCTCAATATCAACCGGTGTCCCAGTCTTTTTATCCATAACCTCATATCCCCTATGTAGTTTCCATAAATGGTGTGTATGTCTCATAAGAGATTTCATATAGGATATTTTATTTATACCCTTTTGCCAATTATCATCTGGCCGGCGTGTCCCATCGGGCAAATAACTACAAGCCAACATATATTCAGCATATCGTTCCAAAGCCAATGGGCAAAGACAAGCCTCAAAATCCAACTTATCATTATCTGTATCTCTTGTTGCACCGGATTCAAATTGTCGCATTGTACCTATATCAGATTTTTCTAATACCTTCTCTAAATTCTCTCTCATACCATTTCTGTCCCTTCAGGTAGAATAGGTAAATCACCTATTATTTCCACGGATTCTATTACATTAGGTGATTCTTTTGTATCAATAATTGTAGGCCATTGAATTTTTGGTATTTGTGTTTCATTATTTTCGGTTTCTGTCATATCTTATTTAAAAAATTTCTCCATATCATACTTCTTATCTGTATCCCACCCAATCGGTCCTAAAATCTTTTCTAATGGGTTAATTAATGTTAATTCAAACATATGGGCATAATCTATATATTTGTGTAATCCAAATTCTTTTGGAAGTTTTCCATTAAAAGCAATAACTTTATCATGAATTGGATTTGGTAATTTCAAATGAACAAACTTAATTTTCTCGCTCGATGCGATAGGTGCATATTTCGTTTGTAAATTAAGTTTCTTTAAATACTCATTATGTAATAAAACTGCCTTTGCCTGAATTGGAGTTCCCTTGGTATAGGTATCTTCTTCATTAGCCCATTTTTCCAGATTATTTGCGGCTCTAGGTTGAGCAATATCCTCAACAGGTAATTTCATAAACTGAATTCGTGTTTGTTCTATAAATTCTACCAATTGATCTTGAGTTCCAGTCATTACAATATTGACCGCTTTTCTCATGGCATTCCTTGAAAATTGAGGCAAACTGGCTTTAACCAAATCAAACCCCATTATTTTCATTTTTGCTATTCGTATTGTATTTGCACTTTTACAATCATTACAGGGTGGCGCTTTCTCAGAATATCCAGAAAACTTATTATGACAATCCAAACACTCAAAATAATTATCACCTTCTGAATTCCAAACTTGTAAAATATAATGCTTTTTAGATCCCCATATTCCTCGGTCTGCAATCACTTCCCGTTTCATACTTAAAATTGGTTTTTCTGGTGTCATACCATTTATAATATGTTGTGTAATTTCACCAAATAATTTATCAATTTCAGGTTCAAGTTTTTCTTTACAGACTTTATCCATAAACTGGATTAATTTTAGAGTATCAGGATTTTTCCCTTCAAATACATGTTTCACAAGTTTATCTAATGATACATAAACAGAATCCGTATCAGAATAAATTACAAAATCATCATTAGTTTTAAACAATTCATTAAAATGTTTATTCAATCCCTTTTTAATCCACTGAATAATAAATTGACCCGTTTTTGTAACAGCTTCAGCATTATCTAAATCATAAAATCTAAAATATTGGCTACCAAAAGCACCATACAAGGAATTCATAAGGATTTTAATTGCTTGCTGTTTAACATCCAATGTAGTAATAATATTATCTAATTCAAATTTTCGAGTTTTATCGGTACAACTTTCTCGTTCTTTTTTACCAACTTTTATTTCTGCTTGGCATTTTTTTCTATTAGTAAAAAGAGTTTCGACCATTCGACTATAAAAACTCTGTTTATACTTACTATAGAAAACGCCATTTGAAGCCGAAGTACAATTATTATTCAGAGCAAGATCCAAGGCTATTTTCCATTTATTATTTTCGGATAAAACATCTTCAGAATTTAAAGACATTTTTAATGTATTGCATTTTGTTTCAGGACCAATATTCAATACCCTAATGATATTAGGATACAGGGAAGCTACATCAAACGAAACAATATTATAATACATACCCGGAATAGGTTCTTTAACATATGCGCCTTTATATTGTTCCGTTTTTTCTTGAAATTCTCTTTGTGGAATAACAATGTTTTCTTCTTTGAGCCAATTATAAATCACCATATCCCATGTACGAGTTTGAGCAAGAACATCCACGTAATTTACTTTAGCCATATAAGCAACAGATATAAATAATTCAAGTAATTTGCGTTTTTCTTCCAATAAATCTATTAAATGAACATCCTGGATATTATATTCTACAAAACCTTGAAAGTCTTTTTTATAAAACTCTTTCATCGTTTCATACTTATCTCGCCAATCAGTTTTACCAACACCTTTGAGTTCTATTTTGGCAATATAATCTAATTTATAATTTTCTCTTGGATCCTTAATTGTTTTATTATATATCTGCATATAATCCAGAATTGATATCCCACTCAATTCATAACAACTATGGTCAAACTTCATAAATTCAACTACAATAGCTTGAACATTATACCAAGGAGAAAGGCTCTTGGCTGTTTTTTCATCAAATAATAACAATAGACGATTATACAAATAAGGAATATCGAAGAATCTTACATTCCAACCAGTAAGAATATCTGGATCTAATTTTCGCCATACTTTAAGAAAACCAAGAAGCATATCTCCTTCGGATTCAAATTCATAATGCTTTACATTTTTACCTGGTTTATACCGGTTCTTTTTATTATAAGTATCACCATCAACAAATGTAAATACGTGGTATTCATCTTTATTGATATCTTTTATGGTAATAACATTAATTCTATCTTTGGCATTTTGTTCGGAATCATTGGTAAATATAGTTTCATTTTCACACTCAATATCCATTAATACAATTAAAATGTCTTTGAGATTATATGCCAATTCGTGTTCAGGATATTCATCTGCGATAAACGCATATTGATATTGTGTATTCCCATAAAGGGGATATCCCGTCCCTTCATTAGTTTTTACAAATTCCCGGGCTTCTTTAATAGAATCAAATTTTAAGGGTTCAACAGATTCCCCAGTTAATGTGTGATATTTACTATTTTTGGTAGAAGGCGCATAGAGTGTTGGTTTATATTCGACCTTGTACCTTTTTCTTTCCCCATTATCTATTTCTTTTAGGAGAATATTGTTTCCAGAGACCTGGCAATTAGTGTAGTATTTACTCATAATTTATTATTTGAATTAATGGGAGCGATCCCCATTTCCATCCCCGGTTAATCCGGCTCGAAAACTTTCACGCTCCCTATAAGAATCGATCTTTTTCTAGGGGTATTATATATCATCCTAACCTTATTACCGTATCAAAATTTCACGATTCTTACTTTGTCTGGCTTGTCACTACTCATATTATAGCATAAATAGTATTATAATGCAACTATCAAAAAACGGTTTATTACGGACGCAACACTCAGAAGGTTTTAGCCCTACGGTATATCCTGATGCTAATGGATTTTCTATTGGTTATGGAACACATTTAGATACACCTACATTATTAAAAACATTCAAAAATGCAACCATCACACCAGAATTAGCTACAGAATTAATGAGGGGTAAAATTAATGATGCAGAATTTATTTTAAATTCCCCTTATGTTTCTGTTCCTTTAAATCAAAACCAATTTGACGCTCTTATGGATTTTATTTACAATGAAGGAGGTACCCATTTTAAAACTTCAACATTATTAAAACTCTTGAACCAGGGGAATTATCAAGGTGCTGCAAATGAATTTAATAAATGGATATATGTTGCAGGAAAAATACTTCCTGGTTTAATCACCCGGAGAAATGAAGAAAAGGAATTATTCCTTACGGCCTAATTCTACAAACATACATAACATATTCAGATAAGAAACTATCAATTAAATCACTAGTTACATAAACTGCGGTAATTGTACCTGAATATGGAATTTGCCGACTTGTGCGTCCACCTCAGTTTTGCGGCGTTTGTACTGGGGAGCTTCTGTTCTTTTGTTCAGCCGAGACATCGAACTGCAGCTTTCATATCAAACCTGCAAGTAC